AAATCATTGCAGCGATGAAAAAGTTTGGTAGCTCCAAGCTCGCTGCTGAACATATTGGTATATCTGTCCGGGCGCTTTGCCACCGCAAGGCAAAAATTCAAGAACAATATGGCGTTGTGTTGCCAGCTTACTCAGCGAAACAACACACCGTTGCCAACACATACATTCCCGATAACCGCAGGGTGATCCAGCACACGGTAGACAATGGCCATGTATTCATTGCTAGCGACTGCCACTACTGGCCAGGCGAGGAGACGGTAGCTCACAAGGCGTTTGTCAAATTGCTAACTGAGTTTAAACCTAAAACGGCCGTGCTCAATGGTGACGTTTTTGACGGGGCCAGGATCAGCCGACACGCGGCCCTGATGGGTACTAACCCACCAACACCCAAGCAAGAGATTGAGGCTTGCCAGGATAGATTAGACGAGATTGCAAAGGCATCTAAAAACGCAATTAAATTATGGACTTACGGTAATCATGACCTACGTTTGTTTAATTTTGTGGCCCAGCACTCACCAGAATTATCTGAATTCAGCGATTTGTTTTCGTACTTTCCTGGGTGGCACACAGGGTGGAGAATAGATATAAACAACTCTGTTGTGATCAAGCATCGCTGGCACAACGGGCAACACGCAACATATAACAATGTCTTAAAAGCTGGCAAAAGTATTGTCACAGGACACCTGCATAAACTGATGGTCACTCCGTGGAGTGATTACAACCCAGGAAGAAGGTATGGGGTGGACACAGGAACCCTTGCGGAGCCTACTGGAGACCAATTTGTCTATCTAGAAGAAAACCCCGTTAACTGGTGTTCAGGGTTCGCGGTACTAACATTTGAAAACGGCAAGCTGCTGCCACCAGAGCTCTGTGAGGTGATCAATGGCGTGGCCTACTTCAGGGGCCAACGAGTATGAGCCCGTGGCTTATTATTTTTGTAGGATGTATCTACGCCTACATAGGATTTGAACAGGGCACCAAGGGCAATCTAGCGATGGCCATTGTGTTTGCCGGGTACGCCTTTAGCAACATTGGTTTATATCTCGCAACGAAAGGATAACGATGCTACCAATAGCAGCTCTGCTCTCAATCGGAGAGAAGGTTTTAGACAAGGTTCTGCCTGATCCAGGCGCGAAGGCAGAGGCCCAGGCCAAGCTCATGGAGATGGCACAGAAGGGCCAGCTCGCGGAGCTTGAGTCTCACGTCAAGGAAATGGACTCAGCTCGCAAGCGGGAGATTGAGATTGCCACCAGCGCAGCTGCTCCAATACTTAACAAAATTGTTACACCCATCCTGGCACTCGGCACCGTGGGTCTCACGTTCATTTTGTTCGCGGTCATTATTTTTGTGGACGTTGACGCTAACTCCAAGGACATTCTGATCTATGTCCTGGGCGCACTAACCAGCGCGGTCACAATGGTGCTCGGCTACTACTTTGGATCGAGCGCGGGGTCAAAAGAAAAGAGCCAGCAGCTCGATGACATCCTGGATAAAAAGAAATGAACCTGACCGCCAACTTTACTTTATCGGAGATGGTTAAGAGCGAGACCGCTCTGCGCCACGACATGGATAACACGCCAGGCGAGGCAGAGATTGCGTCCCTGCGCCTGCTGTGCGAAAAGATACTCCAGCCGGTGCGCGAGCACTACGGCAAGGGTGTCAAGGTCAATTCAGGCTTTAGGCACCCCGAGGTCAACGCCAAGGTAGGTGGCTCCAAGACCTCGGATCATTGCAAAGGGCAGGCCGCCGACATCGAGATACCCGGCGTGGCCAACGCAGACCTGGCCCTGCACATTGTGGATACCTACAAGTTCACCCAGGTCATTCTAGAGTTCTACACGCCTGGGGTGCCTGACAGCGGGTGGGTTCATGTTAGCTATGACCCGGCGAACCTGAAGAGCCAGGTTCTAACAGCAATTAAAAAGGACGGGAAGACGGTCTATCTCCCCGGCCTTGTTGCCTGATTACTTGTCAGCTGCGGCCATCTCTTTGAGCGGCGTGACAAACCTGGCCAGAGCTGCGGTGAGTTCCATGCGCTGCTCGACTGACAGTTTCTTGAGTGGCTCCGCGTTAGAGTTTCTCAACTTCTGTAGTCCATCGAGCCTGGCTTGAGCTGATGCCTTACCAGCTTTTGCGACCTTACCAACGAGCTCTAGATAGCTTGCAACCCAGCTATCGGCGTTCTCGCAGGGTCTCGGATCGCCACCAGGAATCTGGAGATCCCACGCAACGGTTTTCTCGGTGGCCTCGGACAGCTCCACCGGCTCCGCGATCTCTTCCGGTGGCTGATCCAACGATTCGGGTTGTGTTTGTAACTCCTCAACTGGTGTTTTGGTGGCGGGAGGAGCAAGAGCATCCAAAGGATTAGAGGGCCGTGGCGGCGTTATGTCTTTCTCTCCCTGGCTCGGATAGTCCTGTGCCTCTTCAACGGTAACCAGACCCTTTAAAACGTCTGGGAAGGCATCTCGCAGGGCAAACCCACGAGCACGCATCTGCATCATCCGCTTGGGGTACGCCTGCCAGGGGCCGGCCTTGCCCCAGAGCCCAGCTCTCTTGGCATCCTCGACCGAGAACTTAACCGTGACCGGCGTGCGGCCCTTGCGCCTGGCTACGCAAATGGCCACCGGGTTCGGGCTGCCCTCGCCCTCAAAGTATTCCTCGATGTTTTCGCACACCGGGCTGGCCTGCACTAGCGCCATTGCTGCGTCTCCGTAAACGCTGGGCTTACCATTGATGCAGGCAATGTTCTGCAACGCCTGGAGCGGTGCCAGGCCCAGCTCGCGGCCCCATTGCACGGCCACCAGCACATCTTCTGGCTTGCCCTGGTAAGCCTTGGGAACCATCTGTGACTTGGCCAGCATCTCAGAAAAGCGCATGGCCTCATCCAACGTGACGGGCGCAAAGCCCTGGTTACTTGTTGTTGCTAGTTGCATTTTGTTTCTCCTCGGTTGCGTAAGTATCTATTGTTGTCAACATCACAGTCACGAGCGCGTCCACTACATCCATCGCCCGGTCTCTGTTCATAAAGCTGCCTGGTGTTCGGTTGGCAGCATCGAAACACAATGCCTGAAGCTTGAGTGCTGCTTGCAGGCGTGCGTTCATAAGCTTTTGATCTTCCCGGTTCATTTCCGCGCCTTGATTTTTAGTGTGGACTGACGCACCACACGGGCCTCTTTGGCTGGCGTGATCCGAGATGGCTGGGCCTCATAGCGGCGCATGGGCCAGTAGATCTCATGTTTACTGGTTTGGCCATGCGTGTTTTTGCCCAAAATTTCTTTGAGCTTTTTCTCAGCATCGTCAATGTCCTTTTCAGCTGCCTCAATTTTCTTCTTGGCCTCAAGAATGCTGTGCGCCCAGTAGTCTTCTTCCTCGCCCAGGTAGATCACCTCATCGTCCTGATTGCCCACCGGGAACATCCGATTGGCATCAGCGGAATCCTTGGGCGGGTACCAATCGATAACCTTGCTCTCTCGATACTTTTGCAGCTTTTCCTCGAACTCAATCACGGCACGCGAGATCATGGCCAATGTGGGCTCATGCCTGGCGAATAGGAATATCCGCATCTTGGTTCCCTTGTAGAGCGTACACACAGCCCCCCAGCTGGCCCCAAAGCAATCCATCTGTGCCTGGAGCTGCACCGGGCCACGGTAAAGCGGTGGCGCGTCTTCTACGTCAGCTGCGGTGAGCTTGGCCTCCATGATGCCCACGCCATCAAGCTTGATGCTGGGTTGGCCCATGACGTAGATGCCCAGGTCTGGATTGGTCTCGACCACAAGGCCGCGTCCATCAGATGTGCCATCGAGCGAGCAGGCAAGCTTGAGCAGCTTGTGGTGATAGGGTGCCTCATGGTCGAGCTCCAGGTTATCAAGACCCAGCCTCTCAGCTGCGCGGATCAGAATGCGGCCCTCTAGATCGTTGCCCCACTCCATCGATTCATTGGTAATGTCCTCGCGCTCGAGGCCGTCAATGGCCCGAATGCAGGTCTGTAGGCTGTCATTAGGGGTGGAGTAGGCAGAGATGCCCAGAATGGCCGGCAGCATCGAGGCGCTGGCCTGATCGTCTGGTGTTACTTTTCCATAAGCTTTCATTTCTTTTTTCCTTTTAATTTGATTAATCGATAGCTGGCGTAACGCTTGCCGTTGCTGTAAACCATTGTGGTGTGGATGTTGTGGCCAATATCGCGCAGCTCTGCGATCCTGGCCGCCAGGCGAAAGCATTGGCACCCGGCCAACGCATCGATGGGCGTAACGTGAACACCGCGTTTCAGCTCCTCGAGAATCCACTCATTCTGTCTCATAAAGTGAGCTCCTCAGACAAACATTGCGGTCAAAATCACAGCCGCCAGGCACACGGTTGCAATTACCTTGAGCCAGGGCGGGTCATCCTCCTGGGCTGGCTCCACCGGCAGGTTGTCGCGCCAACTGCGTGCAAAGTTGGTACGCGGGTCGATGAAGTGGTCTTCCTTTACTTTTCTCATTGACTTTCTCCTCAGATTAAGCAGCTAGACGCTGCAATAGGTTGGATACCTGCGATGGTGACCAGGTGGTGCCGCCGCGAGGGGTCTGCACGCTCTCGGCCTGGAGCTGCTTGGCGATTGCGCGTAGTGATGCCGCACCCATCTTGGCCACGATTGAGCGAACAATCGGTGCCACGTTGGCTGCGTAATCATCAGCTGCCTGGGCGGTAACTGCGCCACCAGCTGATGGGTTGGGTGAGCCCAGCTTTTCGCCACGGGCCTTTTTAGCTGCTAGAGCGTCTTTGGTACGCACGCTGATTAGCCTGCGCTCAAACTCAGCAAAGCCACCGAGCATATTGAGCATCAAGCGGCCAGTAGGCGATTCGTTGATCTCGGGCAAGTCAACAAAACGAACCTTGATGCCGCTGTTGACGATGTTGAGAATCTTCTCAGCGTCACGGGCCAGGCGATCAAGCTTGGCCACAATTAAAGTGGCTTTGAATTTCTTGCAATCAGCTAAAGCTTTCTTTAGCTCCGGGCGATCATTCTTAGCACCGGACTCAACCTCGATGTAGCTAACATCTGGCTCGGCACCGAGGAAGTTCTTAACTGATTCTTGCTGTGCCTCAAGACCAAGACCAGAGCGGCCCTGGCGATCAGTTGATACGCGGTAGTAAGCAACGTAGTTGGTAATCATTTTCAATCTCCTAATTGGTAGTTGACGGACATAGATATCTACGCCCAGACCAGAGTGGAGCACATGAGATATCTGCTTGTCAACCCCCTATTGCAAAAAAGATATCCACAGGTATATCCTTGCGGTATTTAACCGGAGGGATATATGGCCACAACAGAGTTTTCGGGTTTCTACTTTCGCCTGCGCCCACAGGCCAGGCACTTGCTAGCGGCTGCCAGCAAGAAGCTGGGCAAGGATCGCACGGCCATCTTGCATGAGCTCATTGAGCAACATCTGGCCCAGCATCTGGAAGTTGACAACCGGCTAGATGCCCTGATTGCCAACCAGCCAGATATCCAATGAACGGCAGGGGCAGGCGTAACAAGGGTGCGACCGGCGAGCGCGAGCTCGCTGCAATACTGACTGAGCAGCTGGGGTTTGAGGTCAAGCGCAAGCTTGGCCAGGCCAGAGACGGTGGCCACGACATCGAGATAGGGCGGTTTTGCATCGAGGTCAAGCGCCAGGAGCGCCTGGCCATCGAGGATTGGTGCCGCCAGGTCGAGCTCTCGGTTACCACCAGCTCAGAAATCGATTCTGAGGGCTCTGTGGGCTCGCCTGTGCCTGTGGTGATCTTTAGACGCTCTGGGCAACCCTGGAGGGCTGTGGTGCCTCTGGATTGGTTCTGTAAGGCCGTGAGGGAGGATCTCAATGCCTAACGAGCTATACCAGCACGTTACCAAGCGGGAAG